GCGTATAACTGGTACAACTATTTTTCCAATTCTAAAATGAACCGTGAGTTCCTTGAGGAGTTCATGGTGACTTCTGGTATGTCCAAAGCAGCTATCCAGATGATGAATAGGGTTGATGACCATCACATTCTTCCTAGTACATGGAAGATGGCTCGCATGATTACTATGGGCTATGATGCACCGAAAATACGTCGGGAAATCCTATTTAATGATATTGTCGAAATTGTAAAGCGCGGTGTTGCTATCGTTGAGGCTGAGAAGCCGCCGTCTGCGTCCAAGAGTACAGTGACGAATAGTTTGTTGTCTGACGTTGAATCCATGTTAGATACCAACGACGAGCAGCTTACCAAGTTCTATGAACTCCTGAAAAACAAAAAGCCGAAGCCTGCGATAGTTACAGATATTGCTAACTATTATCAGCCGTGGGTTGACGAATTGCATCTTGCGTATCTGGGAAAAGGTAGGAATGGTGATCTACAGCTTCGCGAAGCCTACGAGCATATGACGAAGAAACAAATCAAGGAGCGCATTGCTCTGTTTGAAGGAATCATCAATGATTGCAAGTCTTATGTGGGTAATAATCGCAAGGCTGTTGTACGCAAGCCACGCAAGGTTAAACCTAAGAGCGATACCGCTATCGTCAAAAATCTCAAGTATCAGAAAGAGGCTGTCGAACTGAAAATCGTCAGCATTGATCCTACCAAGATCGTCGGTGCTAAAGAACTATGGACATTCAACACTAAATATAATGTTCTCGCGCACTACGTTTCTGATACAGGCTTGTCTGTAAAGGGAACAACTCTTCAAAATGTAAATGATAAGTTGTCCTCGCAAAAGAAACTTCGTAAGCCAGATCAGGTGTTGCCTGATATCACTGGATCAACGTCCAAAGCTGCCATCAGGTCGTTTGAGGCCCTAACAACCAAGGCGAGTGTACCAAATGGACGAATCGCAGACACAAGCATTATCCTTCGAGCAGTCAAATAATGTCGTAAAGTTTCCGAAAAATAATCCTCGCGCACATGTGGTCGTGATAGATGACAATGACGAGGAACGGACCAAGTTCAAGCATGATTTTGTAGACCAAGCGGTACATGATGCTGGCAAAAAGCTTATGTATCTCTTGTCGACCAAGGGCTTCGATGTAACTACGCCAGAGTTTGACGATAGCTATACCTTCACGATGGAGTCGCTTCGTGCTACTCTATTGCAGTCCATGGGTGTGCCGCATCCTTTCCTCATCTTTATCAATGACTTCATCGAAGGTTTGAATAGACTTGAGGAAGAGCTTGACGACGACGAATAATCCATGTACTATACAGAATGAAATAAGGAACCGTTGTAATGATTCTCGTTGACTTTAGCCAAGTTATGATATCCAATCTGATGGTTCAATTGTCTAACAATGACCAGAAGCTTGATGAATCCATGGTTCGTCATATGGTTCTTTCAAGCTTGCGTATGTACAAGCAAAAGTTTCCCGAGTATGGCGAGATTGTCGTTTGTTGCGATGGTCCTTCATATTGGCGTCGTCAGGTATTCCCTCACTACAAAGCCAATCGCAAAAAGAACCGTGATAGCTCTGGTCACGATTGGGCTGCCATCTTTGAATCACTCCACAAAATCCGTGACGAGATTCGCGACAACATGCCATATCCTGTGCTGATCTTTGATCGTGCAGAGGCTGATGACATTATCGCTTCATTGTGTCACGCATATGGCGAGACGATGAACCTTCCTACATCTGAAAAGATCCTCATTCTTTCCAGCGATAAGGACTTCGCTCAGCTCCAGAAGTATGCTAATGTCCAGCAATACTCGCCTATCATGCGGAAGCATATTGCTATTGATAACCCTGAACGGTTCAAGCAGTACCACATTCTTCAAGGCGATAGCGGCGATGGCGTGCCTAACTTCCTGTCTGTCGATGACACCTTTGTGTCTGGTGGTAGACAGAAGCCTTTACCCAAGAAGAAGCTTGAGGAATGGACTACGCTTCAACCCGAAGCATATTGCACTGGTGAAATGCTTCGCAATTATTATCGCAATAAGAAGCTGGTCGACCTCGATGAGGTGCCTGAGGAATTGCAGACGCAATGTGTCGAGGCCTATCGTGCATACGAGCGGCAGCCTCGCAGTAAGATCCTCAATTACTTTATTCAAAACCGTTTGCGTACATTGACAGAGGCTATTGGAGAATTTTGATGAGTGAAGATAGTTGGTCATGGGATAGATCCCGTATTGAGCGCGAAATTAGCGTTTTGGAAAAAGAAATCCGTCAGCTAAAAACAAAGCTGGATAATTCCATCATTGATATCCGTGCTGTCAATTTTTATGGTTGGGTTGAACCTATGTGGGACGGCTTCTCTATTCCTAAGCCAGAAAAATACCATACGGTTGTACGCCATGAAATTCAATATAAGCGTCAAGGATCGCCAGAGTGGGTAGCAATTCCTACAGTCAACCGAGACGATGAAAATTCATATATACAGATTGTGGTACCAAATGGAGAACTTGAAGAATGATTGATATGGCAAATTATGCTGAATTTGTTATGGCTGTGACGAGTAAGGAAAGTCGTGTAGCTGCGGATTTTCTTGACAGAGTGCGTGAAATACACTATGATAAGGACAGTGTAATCAATGTGCCATTGCTTCTCACCGCGATGATTGGCTTGACGAGTGAAGCTGGTGAAGCCCAAGAAATTATGAAGAAGGTTCTGTTTCAGGGTAAGCCATATACCGAAGACACGCGACAGCATCTAATCAAGGAACTCGGCGATGTGATTTGGTATTGGACAAATGCATGTAATGCATTGCAGGTTGATCCAAATGAGGTAATCGCGATGAATGTCAATAAGCTTCAGGCTAGATATCCTGGTGGCACGTTCAACGCATTTTATTCTGAAAACCGCAAGGAAGGTGATATCTAATGGTAAAGAAGTTGGTGTTGGTAGAGGCTATCTCGCAGTACCGCATGACGTATGTGATGGAGGTCGAAGACGATCCAAAGCATGCCCTCGATGCGCTTACGATGGGAGAGGTTACAGAAGAAATGAGTCAGGAGTGGCTAGGTGAAACTATTTTCTCCCATCAAGAAATTACTGAAGAAGAGTATTTTAAAATTTTCAACGAAAGAAATGGCTATCTCGAAACCTGGACCGACGATCAAAAGCGAAAGTTCATTTATCGAATTGACTATACAGGAGGATCCGTGGATGAATAAGAGACCGCCATTAGCAGGTATTATCGCTAAAATTGAAACTCAAAAGACCAAGGCTAAACAGGTCGAGTTTTTGAGAAAGTATAGCTCTAAGGAACTCAAGATCGTTCTTGGTTATGGTATGGATCCTGGTGTGCAGTGGTTGCTTCCAGAATCAGATCCTCCTTATAAGCCTCTTGAGGAATCTACCGATCAGGAAGGTCGCTTCTACAGTGAAATCCATAAGCTGGAGTATTTCATTGCGACACCCGAAGGCTTGAATGTGAAGCAGCTCCGTCGTGAACAGCTATTCATTCAGATCCTTGAGTCGATTGATCCTCGTGATGCTCAATTGCTTCTTCGTATGAAGAATAAGAAATTGAAGGTCAAGATGGATGCGGTCAAGGAAGCATTCCCTAATCTAGCAGCTAACTGGTAAGGTAAAAATGAACACGGCTTTTGTTATTGGTAACGGTACTTCGCGCACTGGTTTTGATTTGCTTCGTTTGAAGCCTTTCGGTACAGTGTTTGGTTGCAATGCTCTTTATCGTCAGTACTATCCTGATTATGAATTGCCTGACTATCTCGTGGCTATTGACGAAGGTATCATGCGAGAGATTGAAGCTTCGGACTTTCCGTCCAAGCGTGTGATCTTCCCGCCGATTGACGAGCGTTGGGAACCTGCGGCTTGCAATCAGGGCCGCCCTCGTAGCAATGCTGGCATGAATGCAATGCGTGAAGCTATCAAGATGGACTTCGACCAGCTGATTTGCCTCGGCTACGATTTCCTCATCAAGGATCCTGTCGCGTCTGTGTCCAATCTTTTTCATGGCACCGACAACTACGGACCCGAGACACGCGCAAGCGCGAACGATAATCCTGGTCGTGTTCGTTACCTTCAGTGGCTCGTCAATCAGCATCCAGAGGTCGATTTCATTTTCATCTTCCCGTCAGATGCTATCGTAACTCCTATCGAAGGACCAAACGTGTTTATCAACACCTACGAAAATCTCCAGCAGTTTACAACCCAACTTGTGGATGCCCAATAATGAATGTGCCAGCAGCCCTTGAACTTGCGGTATCTATCTTCATCTGGTTTAGTTCATCAGCATTCGGCTACTTTGCAGCACGATGGTTCTGCCGCAAGTTTCTTGATAAGAGCGAAGCCGTCGCGCTTGGTTCGGTATCGTCGGATGATGTTATGGACTTTACCGAAGATGATGAGCCTTATGTACCAGTCAAGGTCTCAAAGGAGCATGGTCTCCTTTATGCTTGGTTTATGAATAATAACGTATTCGTAGGTCAGGCTGAAACCGATGCTGAAATGCGCTTGCTGGTTCAAAAGCATCTGCTCGACCAGCTCGGGTTGAAGGTAACCTATGCCTATGAAGAGCCAGAAAAGATTGCATAAATTGTTACCTTGACAATAAGACTTCGACCTGTCATACTGTAAAGAGTTGACAAAAGGAGCTCAAAATGTCGCGCTTGCAATTACTTATGACTAAACATAAAACTGCTAAGAAAAGTAAAGTAGTCGTCAAGTATGAGTATATTAAAGCTACCGAGCGTTATGTAGAGTACAGTCTAGATTTGATCGAAGCAAAGAAAGAGTTGCAAGTATGTGATTTTGCTACGAAATTTTCGCTCATGCGTCTAATAGAGCAAATCGAGTCAAAAATAGCATACCATTACAAGCATCCCAACTTCAACTTAGCAATAGCTACTGCACAGGTCAAGCAAGCAAGACGATTGCTCAAACTGTAACAAAAATATTACCAAAATAATTTGATTTTAGCCAAAATAATTTCTCTAGTGATTTCAATGACTTAGCTTTCGGTTCTCGCTAAGTTGTTGATTTCACTAGAGTTTTTTTATAGGGGGTTACCTTGACAACCGACGGGTGACCATGTACTATCAGAATATAAGATGAATTGAGAGACAAGAGAGACCTTGAGCATGACAATAGCAGAAACCGCAATAATCCTTTCACCCTTTCTCTTTATTGTCACGGTCATGCTAGTGACTTTCACCATCGTCCATGTCCTCGACAACCGCTAACAGGAGCTTCGCAATATGGAATATGCAACCTTTACCGCCGTTCTCGTTATTGTCGCGCTCGTGTCGTGGGCTGTCGGTGTAAAGATGGGCGCCCACTACGCCGTCAAGCGGATCATGGAGGAAATGCAGTGAACACCGACACCACCACCCAGACCGACGATTACGAAATTCCTTACGTTTCCCTTCGCTAATACAGGAACTCCACAATGACCGATTATCCCCGCGCTTTCACCGTTTACGGCTCTTTCTACGGCTCGGACGAGCTACCCGACGCCATCGCGTCTTTCCCCACCTATCTCGAGGCCGAGATTTTCATCCGTGATTATCCCGACACCGACCCGGTGGTTGAGTATGACCGGTACCTGATCGAACTGACCGTCGGCGGTCTTCGTTTCGCAGCCTACGCCTAACATAAGAGGCTAACATGGACAAAGTATCTCAATTCCTTGCCAAGTATCCGACCGTTCAAGGCTATACCTTGATCCGTGTATGTGAAGAAATCAACCGAATCACAAAGGCTGGCATTGGCGTTGACGGCATTTTGGACAAAGCCTTGCGCCGTGATGAGGCTGGTAAATACCTAGTCCGTGTTTGCGAATCCTTCCAGAACCAATCTTCCAACTGAGGTAAATGAAAATGGCTACTCGTTCCGCTATCGGCTTCCAGGAATTTGACGGCACCGTGACTGGCATTTATTGCCATTGGGATGGCTATCCCGAGGGCGTTGGTCGCACCCTTGTCGAAAACTATTCCGACACCGAGACGCTCCTCGAGCTCCTCGACCACGGCGATGTTTCGTCCCTTGATCGGACCATCGGTATCGCTCACCCGTTCTCCCGCTTCGGCACCGACCTGTCTGACCAGCAGTGGGAAGCCCTTTACGGTGGCATGACCACTTTCTACACCCGCGACCGTGGCGAGGATGCGCCTGCGCGTGACTTCTCCGACGCTGATGCTTTTGCAGCCCACTATAGCGACTGTGACTTTTTCTACCTGTTCGATGGTGTGAACTGGTCGTACCGCACCCGTCGCGGCACCGACTTTGTGCTCCTTAGCCCTGCAATTGCCGCTTGACAATCCGTTCCATACCAGCTACTATTAGAGAATAGAAGGAGAGAACAAATGGCACATTATGGCTTTCACGAAGCACTCAAGCATGGCTTTGTAGTTGCGTCCGATCCCGCGCTGGATTGGGTCATTGTCTGGAATGGTTCCAAGACCTTCAATGTTTACGATCTTTGCACCGATGCCAATTGGAAGACTGGTCTAAACGAGGTTGATATGTTTACCTCGGACGTGGCTGACCACGAAGATGCCAAGCAATCGGCTCAGGATTATCTTTCCCGTATTTATGCCGGCTTTGAAGAAATCGAACGGAGTGCCCAATAATGACCAGCCTCTATATCAACCAGCGCGATGCTTGGAATGTTTCCGACTATGTGGAACAGCTTTTGGCGCTTAGTGAAGCATCGGAGATTCCTGGTGTGAATGAGCAAATTGCCACGCTTCGGTACGAGATGCTACATAAGTTTACCAAGGAAGAACTTGAAGCCCAGGGCGTCGTCCCTCTCAACGGTTAAGGAGTCATAACATGCCGAATTGGTGCAGCAATACCATCAATGTCTCGCACGAGGATCCCGAGCAGATTGCCAAGTTTGCGAAGGCTATGGAAGATGGCAATCTATTTCAGACCTTCGTTCCGCTTTCTAGTGGCGAGTGGGACTATGGTACAGCCATCGAGGAATGGGGTACCAAGTGGGATGTGAACGGTGGCGAGTTCAACATAGGCGAGTATGGAAACGGCTTCGGTTTCTTTGACACCGCTTGGGGCCCTCCGATTGCCTTCTATGAAGCAATGGAAAAGCTTGGGTTCCAGATCCATGCTACATACCACGAGTCGGGTATGGCTTTCATTGGTCGATGGTCTAATGAAGATGGCGATGAATGTTTCGAATATGACTTCGAGGATGAGGACTGGCGCGATGGGCTTCCAGAGGAATTAGTCGAGCAACTGGAATTTGAATATGAGTGCTGGCTTGAATCTCAGGAAGATGTTGGGGAGGAAGACTGATGTTGAATAGGTACCTTTTTGCTGGTTTCCTAGGCGTTCTGTTTTCGGCTATTGTTATGTCCATAATGGATCAGCCGTATGCACTATATCTGACCGCACCAGGTGCGCTTGTCGTCGGTTGGTTTAGTAATGACCTTTATACTCTTATCTTCGGAGACAAGTGATGCCGTATAAAACCGTTGAAGTCTGGGTTGATGATGAAGAGATAAAGGATATCGAGGACTTTGATGACCACGATATCATTACCGAGTTGGAATTTCGTGGGTATCGTGTAGAAAAGGCAATTCCTGGTGAGACGCCGGATTCATTTGCAAATGCAATCTGGACTCTGTACCAAGCATATATAACCGAGAGTGATGCTGGTTTCAGACGAACCGCAGCTAAGATATTCTGGGAACATCTAGGAAAGACCGTCTAATGAATGATTTACTATATGCCGAAATCAAGATTAGCTTTATGAACTGGATTCAATCCGAGATTTATCGGATAAAAAATGAAAATCCAGAAATGCGTGTTGGTCGCATCGCTCAGGATGTAACTGACACCGCGTTTGCGGTTTTGCTCGGCGTGTGGGAAACTTCTCATGGCGCAAAGCAGATGGCCGAAGAGTTCTATCAAGTAGCCGATGCAATGGTTGCAAAGTCTAACGCTAAAGGATAATGATATGTTGATTGGTCTCTGTGGTCTCATTGGTTCTGGTAAGGGTACCGTCGCTGAATATCTCATAGAAGAGCATTACTTCCTTGGTGCTTCCTTCGCTGAAAAGCTGAAGGATGCCTGCGCTTCCATCTTCGGATGGGATCGTGATATGCTTGAAGGTGATACGCCTGAGAGCCGCCGCTTGCGTGAAATAGTTGATCCCTGGTGGGCCGATCGGCTTGGCATTCCTCATTTCAGCCCTCGGTTTGCGCTCCAGCATGTTGGTACTGAGGTCATGCGTGGTACATTGCATCCTGATATCTGGGTGTTGGCTACTGAGCGAATGCTG